CTAAAAAAGAACTAGATGCAGAAGTGATAGCAAATTTAAGTCAAATAGGTTGTACACAAGAAGAAATAGGAAGTGTTGTAGGAATATCTGCTAGAACCTTACAGAGAAGATTTGCTGATTTAATAGAGGATAATAAAAACAAGGGAAAAGCCAGTTTAAGAAAAAGAATGTGGCAATCAGCTTTAAAAGGTAATCCTAATATGATGATCTGGTTATCTAAAAATTATCTAGGAATGAAAGATCGTACTGTTCAAGAAACTGTTGTTGAACCTTTACCATTAATTATAGATGCTAAAATAGAAGATGTATAATGGCTAAACAAAACTTTTCATTTTATGTTAAAAGAGATCAGAATAAAAAGCGACCTCAAACTCATAAGAAATCTTTAAATAAGTCTGAAAAAAGGCAACAGAAAACCACTAGATATAGAGGTGGTGGAAAATGAGAGATAATAAAGCTATGGAAAGCTATTTAAAAAAGCATTACAAAAAGATTAAAGAAATGTTGTTATTTAAGAATCTTAGAAAAGAAGTTCAAATAGGTGCCAATGGAACACTAGGATATGTTATTAAGCAAGGTGTTAATAAGGGTAAAAAAGTTAATAAGTAAATGGAGAGAAATATGGAACAAGTTGGAGAGAATACTTTTCTTAAATTAAGAGAAGAAAAATTAAGACTCAAAGAAGAACTAGAGCAAGTTAAATTACAAAGAGATATGGCTTTAAGAAAACTCAAAAAAATAAAGGAGATGGCAAGTGGACATCATTAAACGACCTAACTTCTATCCTAATGGAGAGATAATAGATTATTCTCTACCTCAATCATTTGAATTGAGTAAAACAAAAGAAGCCTGCGGAAATTGTGGCTTGTACTCAAACCGAAGATCATTCTGTGGTAGATGGGGAAGTAAAGCTGTTAAAGATACTTACGTTTGCCATGAATGGAGAAAGAGATTTTTTAATAGATAATGAAAACAATAATTCTATTGCTACTCATCAATGGAGAATTAACTCATCAGAAATATTATGAAATATCTAACAAGAATTGCTTTGATCTTATTCAAGATAGGATAGAGCAAATCAGTATATATTCAGCTAAACATAATATATGGTTCGTAAATAAGAACATAAGCGTAATTGGTGGATATTGTTAAGCCTTTATGATAAATGTTCTTTATGGACAAATACTTTTTAAAATTCTTTTCTGCTTTAGATAGTTATATATCTTGGGTTGCAAACCTATCAGCACCTAGATGTAAATGTAAAAAGAAAAAGAAGAAATAATTTATGGGGTTAAATATGAACTATTACTTTACTGGTTGTTTAATTATTGCATTAATTCTATTTACATTACTTGTAAGTCATTACCCATGAAATTTATATTAATAATATTTTTATGTTCCTTTATAAATGACCAATGCTTAGAGCCAGTAGAAATAAAACAAGAATATAATTCATGGAAAGAATGTACGATTGCTGCACTAGAAATATCTAAAGAAATAATAATTGCACAAGAAGATAATTTTGTTAATAATAACAAAGTAGCAACGAAATTTATATGTAAAGAAGCAGAACAAGTCTAATGAGATATAATACAATTAATGAAAATATCCCTCACAAAACCTCAATTAAAAGTTAGTAGTTCAAAAGCTAGATTCAGAATATTAATATCAGGAAGAAGATTCGGTAAGACCTATCTTTGTATTACCGAGATGATGAAGTATGCAACTCAACCTAATCAAAAAATCTGGTATGTAGCACCTACATTTAAAATGGCTAAAGAGATTGTTTGGGCTAAACTAAAAGAGATGCTTAATCAATTTAACTGGATAGAAGATATTAACGAAACTACTATGACTATTACTATCAGGAAAACTAATAGTACGATCTCATTAAAGGGTGCTGATAATTATGATGCTTTAAGAGGTAGTGGATTAAACTTTCTTATATTAGATGAGTTTGCAGATATAGATAAACGAGCATGGTACGAAGTATTAAGGGCCTCTGTTTCTGATACATTAGGTAGAGTCTTATTCTGTGGAACTCCTAAAGGTTATGGGAATTGGTCATATGAATTATATTTAAAAGGTAAGCAAGATGAAGAATGGGATAGTTACCAATATACTACTTTAGAGGGTGGTATAGTTTCAGCAGATGAAATAGAACAGGCTAAACAAGATATTGATATTAGAACTTTTAGACAAGAGTTTGAAGGTACATTTGAGAACTATGCTGGTTCTGTTTATTACAACTTTCACCCTGTTGAGAATGTAGTTAAAAAAGAGATTGATTGGGAGAAGCCTTTACATATTGGAATGGACTTTAACGTAGACCCAATGTCAGCTTGTGTTGCACAATTAGATAAGGATAAAATATTCTTTCTTGATGAAGTAATCATTTATGGAAGTAATACAGATGAAATGGTGCAAGAATTAAGAGATAGATATGGTACTAAAATACCAATATTCATATATCCTGACCCAGCTTCTAAACAAAGAAAGACATCTGCTGGTGGTAGAACTGATTTAAGTATCTTACAAAATGCTGGATTTAAAGTTAAGGTTAAAAACAAACACCCAGCAATTAGAGATAGAGTCAATGCTGTGAATAGTAAGTTAAAAGATTCTAACGGAGAAAGACATATTTTTGTTTCACAATCTTGCAAAACATTGATAAAAGGTTTACAAAGACAAATATACAAAGAGAATACAAATATTCCTGATAAGGAAGATGGATTCGACCATATGAATGACGCACTTGGATATATGATTGATTACTTAAAACCATTAACCACTCAGACAAGATTTAATTCTCCTACAAGATGGACAATGAAATAAAATATGGCATACACTAGAGATCAAGCACAAGAAACCCATAAAGACTATTCAGAAACAATTAATAATTGGGAATACTACATTCGATCTTATAATGGTGGCTATGACTATATGATAGGCCAGTATCTTAATAGATATAATTTAGAATTAGATAACGAGTTCAATCAAAGACTTGCTAACACTCCATGCGATAATCATTGTAAAAACATTATTCAAATATACTCATCATTTTTATTTAGAGTTAGACCAAGTAGAGATTTTGGTTCTATGCAAGACGAGGCTTCATTACAGAACTTTTTAAAAGACGCAGACTTAGAAGGTAACAATTTAAACGCAGTAATTAAACAAGCACAAAACTATGCTTCAATCTATGGTCAATGTTTTATGATTTTAGATAAGCCTAATATTCAAACTAATACAGCAGCAGAAGAATTAGACCAAAACATCAGACCTTATTTATCAATCGTTACTTCTGAAAATGTTTTAGATTGGAACTATGTTAGACAACCTAATGGTAAATACGAACTAGACTATTTAAAGATTAGAGAAGAAGTAGATAGACAAGGTGGAACTTACATGAGAGTTTGGTATTTAGATAGAATTGATACTGTGTATATGCCAGAAAGAGAAGAACCTAAATTAGTTGATAGTGTTCCTAATACTCTTGGTAAAATACCAGCAGTTATTTTATATAATTCTAAATCTCACAAGAGAGGAATTGGTCAATCAGATTTAACTGATATAGCTGATCTTCAAAAATCTATCTACAATGAATACTCTGAAATGGAACAATTAATCAGATTAACTAACCACCCATCTTTAGTTAAAACTCCTAGTGTAAATGCTAGTGCTGGTGCTGGTGCAGTTATAGAAATGCCTGATGAATTAGAGCCAAACTTAAAACCTTATTTATTACAACCATCTGGTTCTAGCTTACAATCAATAATGGATTCAATTAATAACAAAGTAGAATCTATAAATAGAATTGCACACACAGGTGCTATTAGAACTACAAAGACAGGGATTAGTTCAGGTGTTGCATTACAAACTGAATTTGAATTACTTAATGCTAGACTATCTGAAAAAGCTGACAACTTACAATTAGCTGAAGAACAACTATTTAAACTATATGCACTATTCCAAAACACTACATTTGATGGTGAGATTAATTACCCTGATTCATTTAATATTAGAGATTACGCAAGTGATCTTATGTTCTATCAACAAGCAAAAGCAATCAATGTTCAATCTCCTACATTAATGAAAGAGATAGACAAAGAAATAGCTAGATCAGTAGTTGATGATGATGAGAAGTTAAATATAATTTTTGATGAGATAGATATTAAATCAGAGGTTGGAGAATTTACACAAGACGAAGTAGTAGTAGAAGATCAAGAAGTAGAAGAAGAACAAATTTAATGAATGTCAGATATAATCAAAGACGCAACAGAATATCGAATTAAGCAAATAGAACTTGCTGAAGCTAGATATTACGAAACCTTAATTAAAACATTAGATAAGATAGAAGCAGAAGTCGTAGCACTTGCTGGAAGATTACCTACAACAGATGGAAAGTTAATAGAACTACAATCAGCTATTGCTATAAGACCACAAATAAAAGCTATTCTTGAAAGAGAATATTTAGCATGGTCAGATACAGTTGTTAGAGAAGGCTTTAATAAACAAGCTAAACGAATTGAGAAAGCATTTAAACGTATTGGCAATATACCTATTGAGTTTCAAGAACTAACAAAGGGAGATTTAGCTTTAATCCAGAATTTAAAGAAACAATACTTTACACAGTTTAAAGATGTATCTAATACATTTACAAGAAAGTTATCAGATAAGGTTTATCAGAATACACTCATAGGTTCTGATTTTACAGTATTACAAAAAGAATTAAGACAAACAATTAATGGAATCTATGCTAGTTCTGATGACCCAGAGATTCAGAGATTAGTTACTTATATTAAAAGAAATCAAAACTCTGACAATACTACAATTCAAGCTAAAGTTGATAAGTCAGTTCAATCATTACAATCTAAATTTGCTAGAGATCGTGCTGGAGAGAACATGAAACGATATGCTGGACAAATATTAAACGATTCATTAAGAGATTTTGATGCAACATTAAACTTTAATAAGTCAAATGATGCTGGTTTAACTTATGTTAAATACTATGGAGATGTAATTCCAACAACTCGATCAATTTGCAGAAATGTAATAAATGGAGTATATAACAAAAGAAAAGGTGGACTTTTTACTATTGCTGAAGTAAACGCACTTTGGTCAAGAACAAGTTGGAAAGGTAAGAAGTCTGGTAACCCTTTAATAGTTCGTGGGGGTTATAATTGCCGACACCAATGGAGTTATGTCAATCCTGATTGGTATAACAAAGCTGGAGAACTAATAATATAAACTAAATAGGAGTCTTATGACGCAAGAAACAGAGGTAGTTCAACCGATAAACGAACAAGCAGAAATAAAAGAAGAAGTAAAAGTAGATGCACCAAAGCAACAAACTTTTACACAAGAACAATTAGATAACATAATCAAAACAAGATTAGATGCTGAAAAAAGTAAAGTTCAAAAGTTACTTCAAGAAGAAGAAAACAAAAAGACAGAACTTCTAAAAGAACAGCAATTAAAAGAAGCTAAATCTAAAGCTGATATTGAAAAGATTATGCAAGATAGATTGTCTGAAAAAGATACAGAACTTAATAAATATAAAGATCAAATCAAAAAAGAAAAAGTTGATAACTCTATATTATCTATTGCTAATAAAGAAAAATCTATCAATGCACAGCAAGTTGTAGTTTTGTTAAAAAGCGAAGTTAAATATAATGATGATGGCAGAATAGAAATAGTTGATAATAACTCCAATGTAAGATATAACGCAAAAGGAGAACTTTTTACTATTGAAGATAGAGTTAAAGAGTTTTTAGATAGCAACCCACACTTCC